TGAAAAAGGAGGACATAAGCATATAACTGTAGCTGTTGGTCCAGATCAATTTGGTACTAGCACTGGTAAACCAACACTAAAAACTCAGGTAGAAGCTCATGTCAAAAAGTATGGTGGAGTGATAGGATCCGATGGTAAGACTGTTCATAAAGTTAAGATTGACTTTCATCCGTTAGCATCAAAAAGAAACGAAGAAGATCTGACTGGAGATCAACTTAAGAAGCTAGTTGTGAATGGCAGAATTCCAGTAGAACATGCAAAAGCTGGTAGAATGAGAAAAGCAATTCTAGCAGGAGATGATGAATTGGCTAGTGCCTTTATGCCAGAATCTATACACAAAGCTAAAGGTACAAAACAATATGCAACCATGCTTCGTAAGCAGTTTACCGATGTCGTTCCCGGAGCAGAAGAAAAGAGAAGAGTAGAAAGAAATGCTATGGCTAGAACTAGAAATGCAGCAAAGAAGAAAAATATAACTGAATATTTCTCGCCTGAATCCATAGAATCATTTGTGAATATGCTAGAAGAAAGCAAAGCAATAGGTTCTTCTATTATGCTAGGAAGAAAAGAAGCTATAAGAGTGGGCATGGGCGCACAAAGTGCTAATGCTATATTGAATGAATTGGCTAATCGTAAAATTGCTCGCGACACTATGTCGCAAGAAGTGTCGCAAGAAATTAATGAAGAATCATTGACTGAAGCTACCAAGATGAAAAAGAAATCAGTAGCATCTCCTTCGAAGGTGAGAGCAAATGTCAGAACAGAGGTTCGTAGCGCAGGAAATCCAAAGAAGAAAGATACAATCCGAAAGCAAGAAGAGCGCAAAGGGAAAAAAGCTCAGTTTGCTGTTGTGGCCACAAAGGGTGGTAAAACCAAAATTGTAGACAAAGCTGATATTGGTAGTTCTCAGGTTCTTGTTGATCCCCAACATTTTGACAGAGGCAAAGCTGCAAAATATCTTGACGATTCCAGCTTTGCCATAACTCCATCATCTAAGAAACTATTTCCTGAGTGGGCAAGAAAACAAGAAGGTAAGAAAAAGGGAAACAAAAAAGAAGAACCAAAGAAGAAGAAAAAGAAGAAAGCAGAAGAAGCTCCTGCTCCAACTGTGACTCAGGAAAATCCAAGAACAATTCTTCCACAACTTCCTGAAACTCCCCCACATGGAAAAGCTATTAGCAAGGGATCCACATTCCCCGATTGGAATCATAAAGCAACGGATCTCGAAGAAGCAATTCCAATTGTTATGAATCAAATGTTGGGAGTTAAGACTGGAACAGAGAACGAAGGTACTATTGCAAAACTGCAGAATAGTCAGACTCTATATGCTTCAGCTGAACGAGCAGCAAATTTAATATTCAACCAAATTGGAGAAACAGTTTCTTTTCATATGGGAAAGAACAAGGGAAGAGTTTCTGAGTTGTGGAAGAAAGCTGGAGCTACGAATGGAACATCAAAGACTGATGTAATATTCATACCAAAAGATCTTTGGGAAAAATCTAAAGGAGATATTTCAAAAATCGATATGAATAAATGCATTAGAGCTAGTGTCAAATGTGGACAAGCTAGAATTCTAAACGCAGAATCGGGAGAAGCTACTGCCACAATCGAAGCAGCAATGGAATATGCAGGAAATATTGCTGCTAAAAGTCCAAAAGTCTCCAAGCTAGTGACTGAACTGAAGAAAATGGTTAGTCAATTTGTAAAATCTGCAGAACTGGGACAATGGGACACAAAAACCATAAAAAGAATGGTTGCCGATGGTCAAGAACCAAGAGATAAACAATTTCAAGCATCGAAGGTTCTTATCGAAGAACAAGAACTATTGCATAAAAAAGCAGGAGCTAAGCTAATAGAAATATTTGACTCAAGCGACGAATTCAAAATGGGATTCTGCCTTGAGAGTATGAGTGGTAGTATGAAGTTTGGTGGAAAGGCACCACAAACTGCCAGTCATGTTTTAGCATTGAGCAAAGATGGCACGGATGTAAAGATGGAACAAATATCAGAATCTTTGATTAAGAAACTGATGAAAGATCTTAGCTTTAGAGGTGGTTTCAAAGGAAGATCTAAAGGTTCGGGTGCAAATAAGATCAGAGGATTATCAACTGTACTGAACATTGATTTGAATGAAGAGTTCGAAACTGATAATCAGCAACAACAACAGCAACAAGTAAATACATCAATAATTAATCCCGGATCATCGGCGCAGGTTGATCAAGATTTAAAAGACATTGGAGATGATGTTGTTGGTTTAATGAATTATATTGGTATTGAACCTGAATTCATAACATCAAATGCACTTGACATGTCTGACTATATCGATAGTGCTGCAAGAGACTATAACATTATCACAATAGATGGGGAAACAGAAGTTGCAATACCTGTTGTAGACTATTCTCAATTCGATACTTCTGGTAAAGAAGAAATGTCAGAAGCGTATGACTTTATAAATGATTTCTTAGTTGAGAACATGAACGATCAAGACGCAGTTGATTTTATTCTTTCGTCTGGCTTGGTTTCATACGAGACAATTATAAAGAATGTCGAAAAAGTTAATGCAATAGATCTGCTTCATGAGATGTGGGAAAACAGCGTGATTAAACCAGAGCTGTTTGAGAGCTTCATAAAAGAAGCTCGTAACTATAAAAAAGAATATAAAGAGTATCATGGTACTGCGGAGCAAAGAGCAAATCGTAGTAAAAGAGTTTTAGCTAGACGCAAGTTGATGAAAACTGGTCGAGTTAAAAAAGGTGATGGAAAAGATGTAGATCATAAAGATGGAAATCCGCAAAACAACTCTGATGGTAATTTGAGAGTGTTGTCTAAAAGCAAGAATCGTGCTATGCATGAAGAACACGGTGCTGGAGAAGTAGGAACTAAAGCTTTATTACTAAAATACATAAAAGATACCCCATTCGCAGTAAATCCAACAAAAGATGTTAAATATGTCAAGCGCAAGTAATGTATCGTGGTTTGAAACCATTACAATAATTTCCGGAGTAATTGTTGGAGTCATTGCAGCATCTATAAAAATGTTTGCGAAAAAACCAGACAATGAAAAAGAACATATTGGATTTATTCGTGTTCATACCGGAATACATGAAACTTTGACTGAGCTGAGAATTCAAACTAACTCTGATAGAACTCAAGTATTACAATTTCACAATGGAGAGTATTTCATGGATGGGGTATCCATGCGTAAATTTACATTAACTCATGAGTCTCTCGTAAAAGGAGTATCAGCAGACGCAAGAAGAATGACAGGGTTATTGTGTTCTATGTTTGTTCCTTTGTTGTCTGTTATGTTAAAAACAGACGGAACTCCTTTTCATATAAATGACTTAATACATTCATACTCAAAACAATTCCTAGAAGAAAATAATGTTCAAGGATTGTCAATACTACCAATAAAAGTAAAAGGTGTTATTACTGCCTTCTTGCTCATTCAGTGGTGTGATGAAAAAGAACTTGATGCTGTAAATAAACAAATGGCATTATGTCACATTAGAGATGCAAGAGATTCAATAGAGGTTCAGCTAAGTAACCAAGAAAAAGGATATTAACATGAAACAAATCAACGAAGGCTGCAACTGCAAACACACGATCAAGAAGATTGTAACATTTGCTGGCAAAACACTAAAACCAAAAAGTATGACAGAAAGGTACTCTTGTAGTATGGAAAAAATAATATTAGAAAAAATAGACAACACATCACTCAATAAAAAAGCAATTGTTCAGTATATCAAAGAAGATGGAAAGCTGAACTATGTCAAAGGAATTGTTCGTATAGCATCAAATAAATCATTGCGAGAAGGTTATGATATTGAAGTTGTTTCTGGAGAAACCAGTATTCCAATGAAATTAGACAATGTGGTTTCATTAAAGTACATGAGCGAAGGAATGCTCAGAGAATTTAAAAGCCCATCTAAACAACGAAAACTACCAAAGTTAATTGTCAACAAAACTAAACGTGTTGCTAAGTTAAAATCTAAGATGAAGACGATAATTAAAGAAAATTTGTTAGTCAAAGAAGAAATTGTCAATAAAGAGCATGCGGGAACCATGTCTAAAAAGGAAATAACCAGTAGAGATAGGATTGCTAAGAAGGTTAAAGCCACCCCCATTAAAAAAGGTGACACAGCAGAAAATGCTAAGTACCGATTGGCAACCTACATTGAGTTGAGAAAACGTGGTGGTAAGAAGGAAAAACCAGTAAAAAGTGGTAAAAAGAAGAAAGCAAAGAAAGATAAAGAATGATATCTTTTACTAAATTCATCAAAGAAGAGGACGATGAACCACCACACGACTATGAAGCAGAAGAAAAACACATCAAAAAAGCATTAGCTCAACAACAAGAAGCTAGAAGAAAAGGTAATGAAATACCATCTGGTGCTGAGATACGAGCAATGTTGTCCGACTTTAGAGCTAGGACTTTCCAAGATAAGACCGAATTAAACCTAAATAGAGATAAGAGGAACCCATGAAACGATTTAAAGAACTACGATCCGAAATTACAGAAGAAAACTCAGAAGGTGGTGGATTTGGTTATGATCCAGTCCTACAATCCAAAGGAAGATCAGCAAATCCGGATGTTAAGCCAGTAAGCTACGATGATGAGTTTGGTATGCATGCGATGAACTCATTCATTACTGCTTTTTGTGCTAAGTCATATGTCGATCCACGATCTGCTTTGTATCTCCTCCGAGCAAAGCTAAATCTCACGGGTATCGATTTTGATCTCAATAGAGCAAGTGAGTTGTCCTTAAATACTCAATATCAATTCCCGCTCAAGCGATATGGTGGTACATTTGGAACATCTCCTAGCCATGATTTGAAAAATGGTTTTGAGGTTACCAATGGATTTAAGGGTAAAAACTTTGTATTGAAATGCACCATTAACGCCCCTGAAGGTGGTGGTAAATCTGGCGTATTTATGATTGATGCTCATATAGAAGAAGTTTAATTATTAATGATTTTTGGTCCTTTAAATGATGAAACCTTCACGATGTATGCCATGAAGGAATATGATAATCCTTTCTGTAAGGGATTAGCAGAATTCAATGAAGACATCAATCGTATAAAGTATGTTAAAAGGCTCCTAAATCGATACGACAAGAAAAAGATTCTAAAAGAAAGATTGATTTTAAACCATATAATTATATTGAATAATGTATTTGGTAATGAAGCTTGCTCTAGAATCTTGTTTTATAAAGTTTGTCCGCATTTACATCCATACTTGAGATCTTTTTTAGATTATTTACAGATACTACCACGAAGAATTCCTGAAGTCGATTTGAACAAAACTCCAAGTGACCATAGGATAACAACAATTTTAAATGAGCTAAAATGAATCTATCTTTTTCCGAAATCGTAACTAGTTTCACCGTCTGGGAATTCTTGTCACAACTGGCAAAACCATTCAATCAGATGGATATTTACAGAGTAGGAATCATTGATGCTCGTGGTAAGTTTTTAAAAGAACCAAAAGACTATGAAACTGTTCGAGAGAGAACAGCTGGTAGTGCTTTTAATAGATTGGTTGTCATACTAAAACGTGCTCTGTTGACATCAGCCGATCCAGTTGTTCGCTATACTGTAACAAATCCCACTGCAGCTCTCAATGCACTAGCAGAAGAAGTAGAATCGTTTGGTGGGAATGGTCAACAGTTTCTTGATAATGTGTCATACATCTTCGAAGATGGCATGTCGGTGGGTGGTGGTGGATTGGCTGGTGTGAGTAATATTAGTAACTTGGATGCTGAACCAGAGAATGCTGGGAATGTTGTGGTATCTCCAAGATCAGCAGCCAAGTATAAGAAGTCTGGTCCTAGACGCAGACGCATGTTCGAAGAACTGCTAGCAGAAGCAAAAGGTCGCGTTGTAGAGACTACAGGACACATGACGCATCTTGGTGACTTTCTCTACTATGGTGCTCCAGATCACGCTATAAAGCACCTAGAAGCTGTCCACAGACGTTTTAGCACCGGAGCATCAACACCTAACCATAAGATGTCCCTAAAAGCAGATGGTGGTATGAGTATTGTTCTTAAACGACATAAAGATGGAACTGCAGCTGTGGCATATAAGTCAGGAGCAGCTGAATATACTACTCCGGAACAAATTCATGCAACTGGAAAAGCCCATCTGATTAAAGAACTAATTCCAGCTCTAGACTTCACCAGAAGATCTTCAATAAAACCCGGAAGAGCCATCCAGGGCGATTTGATGTTTACTCAAGCTCATTCTGGCAGAATACAACCAAATGCCATTCACTACCATGCACCAGCTGACGCATCATTTGGATTTGCTCCACACTCAGAATATACAACAGATGGCTTAAATCTTCGTAAAGTTTCTAGTCATCCAGATACGTCTGGATTGAAAGTCTCTGGTGCTTGGATTCCCGATTTGGCAATTACCAAACAAACCAAATTAGGTCTTCATCCAAAATTACATAAAACTGTTTCTTCGTCTATCACTGCTGCAAAGAAAATTCTAGCAAATAAAGATATAGCAAAGTTTGCAAAGACTTTACCGAGTGATACAAAGTTTCATAGAATGGTTCAAGAGTATTCAAATCATGCAGCAAGAACAACTGGCGAAAGAACAACTCAAGGATTAAGAGAATTCATTCCTGTTCATATGGCAAAATCCTCACAAAAAGGATTGTCGGACAAAACCAAGAAGACAATGACAGATTCATTTCATTCTACAATAGATCAACACGGATCATCTATTGGTGGTTTATTTCAAGCACATGCACATATCAATAATGCCAAACATGCAATACTAGATCAGTTTAAAACACACTCCGATCAGTTTCCAGGCTTAAAAACTCACGCAGAAGAAGAACATGAAGGCTTTGTGTCTTCTATGGGAAAACCGGGAGTATCAGAAACTCAAGCCAAATTTGTGCGAGAGGGTCCTGGTGGATTCCCAGCTAAGAACACAGAAAATGCCGCAAAAAGATTTGGTCCTGGCGCTACTACGTCATAAATACTTACAACGGAGGTTATTATGTTTTCACCCGAATTGATTAGCATGATTGCTGGTGGTGCTACTGGGTTTCTTTTTCGTTTTCTTGCTCAGAAGAGTCAAGACCAAAAAGAGATGTTCACTCAGCTCATTCAAGCAAACAAGCAAACCACAGATAATCAAGACAAAGCAGTTGCAAGAGTATCAATTGATTCCGGCAAAGCTGTTCGTCAGATCATCGTGCTTACAATACTATTTGGTGCTTTTGCAGCACCCTTTATTCTTCCCTTCTTTGGTGTACCAACTTTTGTAGAAGTTGACACTACCAGCCCAGAAGGATTGTTTGGTTTGTTTCCACAGAGCAGCAAGAAGTTCTTTGTAGAAATTAATGGATTTCTCTGGGCATCTGAAAATCGTCAAATCTTGCTGAGCATAGTAGGTTTCTACTTCGGTTCAGCTGCTGCAACCAACAAATCATAAGGAGTATCCATGAGAATTATTTTATTAATCGGCATATCATTACTCCTATTTGGTTGTAATGTTTCTCCAACTATTGTTCCAGACATGAGTGGCGACAGCGTAGTTATGCTGCAATTAAAAGACCAGATTGCACAAGCAGGCGGAGTAAAGGCTTCATATGGTTGGGTTTTGTGGTATGCTCCCATCGCAGTTATAACTGCACTATGGGCATATAGAGAATTCGTTCGCAGACCTCTGTTATGTGAAGATGGTCAGCACAAAGATGAACCAGTAGTAAAACCAGATCAGCCACTATAAACAAAAACATACCAGTGACGGTATGAGTTTGCTCTCGCGGGTACGAGATATTACAGAGAAAGGGATCATGCGAAAAAGGACTAAAATGATTTTACCGATGCACCCTCAATGTGAACTTTTCCAAAGGGGACCCCTATTACAAGGAGGTGATCCAGCCACGACACTTTGGGTAAATCCTCGAATGAGAGGAGCTGATAAGGTCAATCCCAATTCAACTGTTGGTAAGGTATTTATACATTACGCAGTTTGAATAAACAAATCATATTAGTTTGAGGCAGAAATCTTCTGCCAAAGGCTCTTGCAGATGTAATAAGAGTCTACGATGTCGGAAACGGGGTTTCCGACATCTTTTTTATTGGGACTAACGATGTCTTTCAGCATCACGCCAGTTTCTAATGCAAAAGACTCGTACATCTTGGTCTTGTCCGCATTCCCCTTGCCGGTTGCGTTCTTCTTCACTACTGTTGGTGGAAATGTCTCTATTGGTATCATTTGTTGAAACAGTTTGTATTTGAGAATACCCGTATTCTCCGCTATATGGAACACGCGGCCCTTGGCTGCGTAAGCGTAGTCTTCTATGCCAACCATCGTGCAACCTATTAGGTACTGCATCGCCCAATCCGAAATTGTGTCGTATCTCTTGCATTCGTGATCATAATCCTCAAAGGGTTCTCCGCGAACATTTCCTAAAAACAAAGTATGCATTTTCTTCACATCAGAAAGAAAATATATCATACAATGTTCAAATGTAAATTTACCAGATGCAGAGTTGTAGATGCAAATACTAGGTGAAGTTAAACTGTAATCTACACCTGCTATTATCATACAGGTATTTATGGGTAATGTGTTAGGTTTATATTCCAATGATTCTGGCTAAAATGATTCCAATTAAAAAACCACAAGCAGCTACTAATCCACGCTGTATTTTGTTTAATTGCATATAATCTCCTCTGTTTTTTCTATCCAATCAATCAATTCCGGAAGTCTGATTACATTATTTTCATACAAGCGTTCACGATAAACTAAAAGAGAAGATATGATGCCAATTAGTAATCCATTCTCATCTACTACTGCACCACCAGAATCTCCAAACCACACACTACCAAATATTGGTAACATTTTAAAACACCAAGGTTCTTCTATTGTGGTGCCAAAATAAGAAAAGGTGTCGGGATTGCTTTTCTTCTTGACTCCACCACCATAACCAATTGCACAAATAGATTGCAATTTTGTGTAGGTATAGTTTTTAGGTACTAGTTGTAGTGGAGTAATTGTAGAAGGATACTTTAATAGAATTAAACCAACGTCTACTACTAAAACATCTCCAATTTTATACATTGGGTGTAGAACAAAACTTTCTACTTCGTTTGACATTCCGCCAGCAATAAACCATTTTGCTTGGTGTCCATCCAAGCAATGCCCTGCAGTAATTGCAATGTTTGGATGAATGAGAACAGCAGAACCTATAAGGTTTCCAGAATCAGTTGCTAAGAATCCAATAGCTGGGTCTTGAGTTTCCTCCAACAGCATAAAGCCCCGCAAGAATAATGGTGTCTCTTGCGGGGCTTCTGCTATTGGTTCAAGTTCCCCACACTTAGGTGGGGGTGCGCTAGGCGCATCGGTAGTGACGTTTGGTGTACATGCTTGAAGCAAGACAAGTACAAGAAATATCCGAAGAGAATTTAAAACTCCTCTCTTCATACCAGTAATATGTATATGGCATTATGCCACTTTCATGATATTAACTAGTAAGATCTACTAACTCACACTTGTCTCCACTACATC